CACGCAACTTCCCCAACGGATCATCAGGAACGGGGCAAACTTTTTGCGCTCGTCATCTGACAGATCATCGTAGAAATCTCTGACCTTGTGGTCAAACATTTTCATCTCATTGGCAATGCTTAGTTTGTCACTCATGGGTTTTCTTTAGATTATACAACACAAACAACTGATCCAGCAACTCCTTCATAGCTGGGTCAGTTTCGCACATGGTCAGTACTTGGTTTATCTCGCTGCGATATCCTTGCATGGCTAGGCCTGTGTCGTTTTTGTCGGTCCATCCTACCATTTGTCGCTTGGTTTCGCCAAACTTACGAGCATAGATTCGATTGTCTACTCGCTCGTAGATGTAAGTTGCACCAGGTTCAAGACTTCCCATATGTATATCCATATTGGCTATGGGCCCATCGTAAGAATCTTTCCAGTTGCTCACGATCATCGGGCCAACTTTCGAGATAAAATTTTACCATTCGATTCAGCGTTTCAAACATTTGCAATTCTGTATAAGTTCCCATGATCACCAGGCCTTGTTGTAGTCTACAATTTCACAGTTACGACTGATATCCTTAACAAAATATATGCATTCAGGATTGTCGCCGTCAGTAATTGGCACAGCCAACAACTGTCCATTTTTTAACTTTGGTGCATACCAAGACACTTCATGATAGACATCTAAGATTTCAATATCGGGGAAGCTGGGACGGAAGCTGGAGAGTGGATTAAATTGAAACACCTTGAAGCCACGATCATTGATCGACGTCAACGGTAGCACTTCGAGATCACCCATGTCAGGTTCTCCTATTAGCACCTGCCAGTCCATGGGCATACGAATAGTGTGTTCTCCAATACGCAATACCAGAGCTGGCGAATTAAAACTTTCTAAAAATATTAAAGGAATAAAATAATAGTCTGGGTCAACAGGATTAGAGTTGTCTAATATGCTGAAGCGCATGTCATCTATTTCGTCAGGAAGATGATCTAGATCGTAAGTTTGATTGTCAAGTGTAAGAATTCTCATAACATCATTTTACAGGTTCCTGCGCACAAAGTCAACTATATAGTGTGAAATGATTACCAAAACACCAATTTATTGTCAGCAAGATCTTGCGCTAGCGTTTGAATTGTCACAGTTTTTATCGCATGGCACCTGCACAGTTTGCAACAGCAACACAGAGTTTGCAATCGATTCTGATTGTTCCGACTTGTTTATGGTCTACCGAGAGAGTGCTAGATGTGTGCAATGCAATCTAGTAGCCAGACAACGTGTGGTCATGACTGCGGTAAAACTTTTTGCCCAACCCAGAAATATTATTTACTTACAAGAACAAGTGACCAGCAGCTACAAATGGGCACTGGAAAATCTCAACAAGTGTACCGTGATTGGCAGCGAATACATGCCCAATGCTGCACTGCCTGGTATACGTCACGAAGATGTTGAAAACTTGTCATTTACCGATGCCAGCATAGACATTATTGTGAGTCAAGATGTATTTGAACACGTGGCCAATCCCTGGCAAGGGTTTGCTGAATGTTATAGAGTGCTCATACCCGGTGGCCGTATGTTTATGACCATTCCCTTTGCCGGTAATCCTGGTGCTGTCACTGTGGATCGAGTAAAACAAGGACTGCCCGATCAGTATCACGGCAATCCACTCAGCGATCAAGGCAGTCTGGTGTATTCAGATTTTGGTTGGGATCTAGTAGGACAACTAAAAAAAATTGGCTTTGCAGTAGAACTGTCTGTGTATCGTTGTAATGAACTTGGCTGGGCTAGTCCTATACTACTGTTTGAATTGATCAAGCCAGCTTCATCCAATCCAGTCGTTCCTGTGTAAAAGGATAGTTGGCTTCTTTGTAGTAGGCCTTGCGTTTGGTCAAGTGACGCTTGGCAAATTTGCAAGTACTAGTTATGTCCCAGATCTCCACATGATCTTTATCTTCTGCCTTGCGTATGCCACGACCAATTGACTGAATGACTCTGGTAAAACTCTTGCCAGACTCGACCATAACCAAATTAAAAATACGAGGAATGTTAATACCAACCGCAGCCACACCATAAGTTGCCACAATGATTTTATCTGTTGCTTCGGCCACTTCGTCATATTCGCTTTGTCTATCTTTGGATTTTGTTGCGCCTGAAACAAACACCGCACGGTCGCCCAAGCGTTCGACCAAGGCATGCCCAGCAGCCACTCGATCTACTAACACCAAGGTATTGCCAGTTTCGTTTACTTGACGAACCAACGCCGCCATGGCATCTAGCCGGCCCGATTCCTCTAACAAATACTTTAGTTCTTTTTGATAGTCTGCAAACTCCACATGATCCATCAACTGCACAATGTTAACATGACACTGTGCTAACACTCCTTGTTGTTGCAATTCATTAGCCGACAGTCTGCCTATTACAGGTCCTAAGCTAACCAGCAGTGCTTGACTTTCAAACTTTTCCTTTGGCACTGTGCCAGTCAACCCCCAGCGAATTGGCACTTGCGCCATTACACTGGTCAGCAAGGTTTTCAGCGCATCTGCTTTGGCCATGTGCACTTCATCTACCATGACACATACCACACCCTCAATAAAATCCTGTATGGTGCAATCGCCTACGCCGGCTTTGGTGTTCTTCAACAGCACATTGAGACTTTGCCAGGTACATATGGTATGTGTACGACCCCATTCTTTGCGATCGCCAAAATATACACCAACGTCCAGGCCTAAGTTTACATAGTCTCGTTCGGTCTGGCGCACAAGATCTTTGTTGGGCACAATAACAATTGATCTACCATGTGCTTCCACTGCGGCACTCAGTGTAGCAGTCATAATTGTTTTGCCTGCGCCTGTGGCCACTTCTTGTATACACTGCGGATTCTGTAGGAAGTTATTGATGATTTCAACTTGATAATCACGCAACATCACAGGCTGACCTTCAGCAGGATGTCCTTTGGGCCAGGTCTTGTGGGCCCAAGTAAGTTCTTCTACTACATTAAAATCAAATGTATTAGAATATGTACGTTGGTCATCTAGCTCGATATCGTAGTCGTACTGTTCTAAAATAGGAATGATTTCGGGCAGTAAATTTGTGTAGGTAGATCCACCTAGTTGAAAGTAACTGACTTTGCCATCCCATCGTCCTAGACGCACCGCTGGAAGATATCTTGCATAAGGCACATCGTATTTGAATGTGTTTACTAATTTTTTGCGACAGTCGAGATCCAGACCTTCAATCTTGATATTGACTTCATCACGTATTTGTATTGTGCATTGTTTCATTCTAATGTTACTTTTGTTACAAGCTGGCGCTGAGCAATCTCTGCTAGCAAGGCACTGCGCGACACAGTCTCGACTAGCTGGGCAAGAGGAAAACGTAATGGTAGTGCTCTTGTATTATACACGTTTTCTATGCCACGAGCAAGAAAAAACTTCTGATGTTCCTGTATGTATTTTGCCATGCTGGGTGTTTTAGACTCCAGGTCTTGATTGTAAAATGCCACATTAAAATCGGCACTGTAGTGATCAAACGGACGAAACGCATCGTTGCCAATGTATTGGTCATTGTCGTGTGCAAGGTCCTCCACAGTTTTGCCTATCTCAGCATAGTTCAAATATACAGTGCCAAACCTGATACGCATGGTTCCATGTTGTCGTTGTAGTACAGGATCTAACTGTTGTGTTTTGGGCATGCCGTACCAGGTGCACACAAACCTATGTGGATTAGAACCTAGTATACTTTCACATCTATGCACAGCAATGTTTAAAGTGGCCAAGGCCTCACGAACTGGCATTGGCGCACGATGCCAGAATCTTGTGTTTTGTTGGTCTAACAGTCCGTGATACTGCTCAAAGATATTGTGCAGATAGTTCAAACAGTTTTGATCAAATGTAAATGGATGCCGTATGATGTACTCATAGGAGTTTATGGTTGCAACGCATTGTTTAATCAAGGCAATAGCGCGGGCAGTTTCTTCTGCCGGGGTGCCGAATCCATAAAATCTATCTGGATGATCCAAGGGCCAGGTATCTCGTTGACTCATACGTTCTAGCCATAGATCGGTTATGGGATTGGCTAGCAGTTGAAATCGTAGTGTTAAAGGGGAGTCATGGCCTAACTCAATAAGCAAGTGTTGAGGCATATACAAGTATATAGCACAATACAATAGAAGTCAAAAAAGCAGGCACCTTTTTTAGGGGTGCCTGCTGTAAAGCCTGGGCCGGAGCCAACCGTTGAGTGCCCAGGAGAAACTATATCAATCGCTGATTACTTCTTGGCCCAGGCAATGTAGCCACCGTTGGTGGCGCTCCAGGGACAATACTGTTCCCAAAGCACTGCTGACTCAGCATGCAATCGCACTAATCGGTCCAGTTCGGGCCTGGTTGTGTATCCTGCCAGGCTCCGGTCATGTGACTTTAGTGCAGTTTCCAACTCAGTCATTATGACTCACTGCACGAACTTCAAAACCTGACTCCACTGCCTCGTCGGCTTCGTACTTGGTGTCCACCGCATACAAAAACAAATCACCATCCCAGATTTCAAACATTTGTCAGTTCCTTTATTTCATAACCCGAATGTGGGTACTTTGCAATCAACCATTCCAACAAGCCTGGTTCCCAAGGCAAGGCAATATCGCCTGCACGATTAGCAATGTATTTTACTGTCATTTCAAATTCCTTAAAAAATAGCACTTGCGGCAGCCGCGGCATTCCAGGCACTGAACACAATGTTCATCCAGCCAAGCCCATTATGGCCAGCTTCAAAATCTCGTTTGGCCCATTTAAGCATGAGCCATGCAAGAAAAATATTAACTAAAAGCCACCCGTTCATCACATCACCGCAATCAAAAATATAAACAAAGCCACAACAGGGTGCCCGAACAACAAGGCTATCACGGCAAGTACAGTGCCAAAGAAAGCCTTGTCAGACCCCATTAAGCTGACTTCATGCAAGTTGTCTCGCTCATGCGCTTCCAGTTGTTAGGAAAGCTCTTGCGCAAGTCTGCAATCTTGAGCGCCATACGCAAGGATACCTCACGCAAACGGTCTTTGTTGTCATGCATAAAGTCAATAATGTCGTCTTGTGCATACTCGTTAAAGTCGTAGTCTGCAAACAACACACCATCTTTGGCAATCTGTTTGATACGCAACAACTTGTCACGCATGGTGTCCAAGGTCAAGTCCAAATAGTGACAACGTGATTGTAAGGCATCCAAGTGGTCACGCAATTTTTGCGACTTCATCTTGTCAAATTTCAAGTTGGTGATAAAGATAACGCTACCTTTAAACTCAAAACGGTCTGGGATGCCTTCACGGCGCAGAGCACTAGACTCTGACAACCAGGAGATCACACGCTTCTTACCCGAGTCCAAGGCACCCTTGAGCAGGTTAAGAGCAACGTCATCCAACAAGATACTGTCGCAGTCGTCAAACACTACGACACTGTTGGCGTCACTGTATTTGTACAGGGTCTGGTACAGGCCAATTGGGGTAGCACTGCCTTTGACTACTTCAGCTCGCAGTCGCTTGCCGGCTATTTTGTCAAACATTGTGGCCTTGTCAATTTCTTGCTCAACGCCAAAGCTCTTGCCCACACCTGGAGGGCCGCTCACAATCATAGCACGGATGTCGCCTGACACTGTGGCCTTTGTCATCTCGTGCAGGATGTCAAAACGCTCACGGATACGATCCATGGCCTCGTCATCTGTCTCGACTACAGCGGGTTTCTCAAAGTGTACTGTATTGTCTTGCACGGCATCTCCTGTTACATATTCAAAATTTTGGATGGAATCTACCTTAATACGGATTGTATCCGGGCAGTTGGGAAAGTTACCATCATTTTTGACAGTAACATAATTGCCTTTGGCGCCCGAGGCATAGCCTGACACCAAAGTAAAAGCAATATTGCGAACGGGCTTGTTACGGTATTCGCCCTTAATAATACGAATGGCACTCATGGTTGGCTCCTTGTTGTGCGTTAAAATTAAATTATAGCAGAAGTCGAATTAAGCGTCAACCTTGACACCTTCAATTCCAAACTGTTCGAGCAACACGGTACGGCAGGCATCTACGGTGCGTTTGGTTACTACTACTTTACCGTCCATAAAGCCCACATAGAGATTTCTGTGTGCTACAAACTTGATTGCACCGTCGGCACCTGTGTGCTTTTGACGAGCGGCAGGTTTGGCCACTGTTTTAGGCACTGCCTTTTTAGGTGCAGGCTTGGGAAAGTCCACAGGATTGTCTGTGTTAGACACATGAGCCTTAACAGGCGTAGAGTTCACGTACCCGTGCTTCTTGTCATATTTGGCAATATCTGCTGGAGTCTTGCCCCAGGTAGCTAATAGCCGTTTGACTTCTGTTCCGGGCAGTTGATTCCAATGGATGATCTTGTCAGTCCAGTTCTGCATGTTGGCTCCTTTTAGTTACTATACAAGTATTATAGCAAATTGGGAATTATTGGTCAACCGTTTTATGCTGGGGCAAACAACTTGCCCATTTCGCGGAAAACTACACGGCTTGCACGAAGCTGGTCAAATGTGAGATCGTCTTCGCCGCTGTCTTGCATCTGTTGCAGGGTTTCCAGCAGTCCGGGCAAGGCCCAATCTTTTTGGTATTGCTGGACAACTTGCATGGCTTGTTCGAAGTTCATTTGTGGCTCCTTTTTGTTAAACTATGCTATATTATAGCAAATTGGGAAT